GCAAGAAACCACCCTGCGCTAATGCTCTTTCCCGCAAGAAGTGGAAGTGCCGTGGCAAGAAGTCGATGAAATGAGTGAAGGTAAAGCAATAGGGGAGGACTCAGTCGTAAAAGCGAATCTTGCCTTTATGTTGAAAACCATAGCGGCTGTAGCAACATTTACCTATGGGTATGTTACCATAAAAAATAGTATCTCAGAGCTAGAAAATGATAATGTTAGAATAAAGCACGAAATAGAAATGAACTCGGAATTTAGGATAAAATGGCCGCGTGGCGAGATCGGAGCATTACCTGCAGACGCGACCCAAGATATGAAAATTCAACACTTGGAGAGCAGAGTAGATAAACTTGATGCTCATGTAGATAGCCTAAGATATGGAGTAAATAGAAATGAGTAGTTGTTGTAATTTCTGCGCCGTCAAAGACACCATGCGCGATAATGTTAAAAAGGCATCAAAGCCTAAAACATGGAAAAAGAAGTCTCCCGACCTGGAACTTGCCAGGGCAGCTTTTAAAAACAAAAAGGTTGGCTCTTAAAACTGAATGGATGGAAGCCCGCAGGTATCTCCTGACGAGCTTAACCAACCCAGACAATATCCATCTAGTCGACTTGGACGAGTTTGACGGATATGGTGAGTGCTCTTGCGAACACTTTCAGTTTAGGCTTTATCCGCGACTTCGACTGGGGAAGCGTCCTCTGTCGTCACCTTGTCGTCACCTTCGGCAGGCTCGGAAGGTTGAGAAGCTTTCGCCCCAGCAGTTATCCGGTTGTACACCTCAATCTTAGCGATCTCATAGTGACCAACTAGCTCACCAAGCGACATATTGCGCTCCTGTGCTAATTGAATCCCAGTTGAGATTAAAACCTCAGCAATGGGCACGTTTTTCATTTCGTCTTTCGACAGTTCCTTTTTTTCCTCACTCATTTGTTTAGTGTGTTGTCTAGTATTATAACTCCCGCGATCATGAATATCGCGATTAAAAATAACTCAATTAGGGTCATCTTTCCTTCTCATCCAAAATACCAATAGGTATCTGTCTCCTGACTCCACCGGCATACCTCTATGCAGAGTACTTTGAGCAGGAAATATTAAAGCATGACCATTAGGTAGTGCCGGAACTGAGCATCTGTTAAAAAATTCTGTGCCTCCACCCTCATAGTCACCTGTATTGAGAGGGACAACCATGGTAAAGTCAGCATCACCGTCATGATGCCAGGATGTCTGCTGTACACCTCTAGGGTTGTAGTTAGCTAGTTGAATCACTCCCGAGGACATTATACGTCCATATAACGCACCTATTACCACATTTATATGACTCAAGAACAATTGGAGCATAGATAAGTACCAGCCAGGGCATTTTAATCGTAATACAAACTCTTCGATCTGTACTTCTTCTGCTTCGTCAGGATTCACCTCAAATCGAGAATGTGTTTTAATATTTTCGATTTCACTCTGAAGCATTGCCACAAATTCTTTACTGAATAATGGCATGGTGTATATGTCATGCCCCCTATGCTCGGCATGTGGTAGAATACTAAGCTGATCCGGAGATAAGTCTGAAGGTACTCCTTCAGTTATACACTTCCTGACCAAAGGTTTGTCTTGCGATATTGCTTTTGCAATCTCGGGGTCCAGCATCCATTCAGCAGGATACATGAGCATGTGGTTTTTAAGCACATACCCTTCTTCGTCTTGATTAACTAGGGATAGTAAATTCACTTCTTACGAAATCCCATTTGGCGCATTTCCTTGACCCTGCGTTTACCAATTGCGGTAGGGGTGTTCTTTGCGGATCCAACCTGAATTAGCTTAATACCATTGGATCGCTTCTTCCCGAATGCACCTTTTGTGTGTCTTGCTGATTTCCCACTCATACTAAATATCCTTTCTCCCGTGCCCACTTAGGCTCTTTATGAATCTTGTCATGACATGGACGACATACGGATAACCAGGTATCCACATCCATGTAGTATTTTCCTCTTCCATTGCGATGATGCACATCACTCGTCTTCGCCTTCATACAGACTTCGCACATAGGTAACTTCTCCAAAAACTCCTTCCTCAGAATCGAATACTCCTTCATCTCCTTCTGTCGTTTCTTGCTTACTCTTCTCAGTGGAGTCTTTCTTTTTAAAGGACTTCTTTTCACTATAGAGCCAAAAACTAAACCCTGTTAAAATTGCCAAAAATAAGACTAACCACATTGATACAATAATTTCTATGTAACAACAGGTTTAGAGTCAAGGTTTACATGCTTAGTGATTAGGTTATCAGATACACCCGATTCAGATATATGTGCGTCATTCTCATTTACTCCCGATCTTGACAACTTCCATACCTCGCCACCCATGTCACGAATCATTTCTGCCTCATTATCAAATCGTACATCATCAATAATAAAAACATTAGCATCTGACTCTTCTATCCGATGCCTGGTAATATCAATCCATATTGAATCAGATATAAGATTCCTCCCCCACTCAGTACCCAAGGTCTGTAAACAGTGTCTTGCGGATACGCCAAGGTTAGGAATTATTCGCTCCTTATCTTCAATATAGTCTTTATGAACAATGCACCCAAGCATTTCCTTAAGTGGTGACGCAAATGAGATAATCCTAATGGCATCAGACCACTCTTGTTTTTTATACATATCAAAAACAAGTTGATTCGCATAAGTAGACTTACCTACACCTTTCGGCCCTGCTAATCCAATTATCGTAGACATTTTTTCCTCCTTACACCTTCCAGCCCCGAGTTATGGTATATCCTGCAAATACGACTCCACACCAGAAGAGTGCGCCACAAAGGACGCACCCGTCTGGGCAGAAAGAAGAAAAATCTAAAGACATTCTTAAGCATCTTTCTTATCGAGAAATGTTAAGTTATCCATGGTTACCACGGGCTTCTGGAACTTATGTCCATCCTTTTCCCATTCCTCGATATGAAGAGGACCACGAATCTTTAAATTCTTTCCCCTTAGCTCTAGTTGCATGAGCTTATTATTAAGCTTCTCCCTCCAAGAATTTACAGTGATAAAGGAAGTTCTTTCCCCTTCACCAATCTTCTCATTAACAGCCAACCTTAAAACCATGAGACTTTTACCTGATGGTATCTCCTTGATTTCTGGTTCTGCAACCGACGTTCCTATGATGTTTGTGTATATTTCTCCTAGCATTTTGTTTTTAGTTATTGGTTAAATTTCGAGGAGGCTGCGCCTCCTTACAATCTTCCTTAAAGATTTCAGATAAACTTATAAAATCGCATAGGTACTTAGGGCATACATACGCATCACGCACGCCGTCCTTGTCTCGTTGTGCGATTATTTGCCATTGCTCTTTTGTTTCCCCCTTAATTACCGCAGCCGATGAATTGTTTTTATCTACGAAGACTATGAACATAGGCTTTACCCTTAATTGATCCCATTGCTTGGCAGACATCACATGCACATTGGCAAACGGGAAATCGTGCTTTCCTGTCCATGCGTGTATGTTTGATCGTTTTACTTCAACAGGGTAAGTGAGTAATAAATCTCCGTCATCCCTATACATATGCCTATCTTTTGCACCGTCAGGTAATTCAAGGTTCGGAAGAACCTGGACTTGTAATCCTTGGAATCTCCTAAAGTACTCAGCAACTTTTGCTACTGAGAAATAAGATCTTTGCAGTTCAGTTCTAAATTCTTGTGCTGATCTCATTTTTATAAAGAGTTTTTGGTTGATCGTCGTGCAATCGAGGCTCAGGCAGTTTCTCCGTGAACCTTTGGGTGAACCTGTCGAAAGTTACACGATCTTTCGTGTGTCCAATGGGACCAAAGCGATTCTTCTGAATCATAATATCGGTTGTTTGGGAATCACCACCGGCTTTCATTTCACGATGAAGCATTAAGACTATATCGGCATCCTGCTCAATTTGCCCAGATTCCCTCAAGTGGTGAAGGGCAGGGGCTCCTCCTGTTTTAGCGGAGTCACGATTAAGCTGACAAATTAAGAACACAACAATTCCAAGTTCCTTGGCGAGTCGCTTGCAAGCTTTAGATATTTGAGCCACTTGTTGCTCTCGTACATCACGCTTATCTTCCGGCTCCATCAATCCAAGGTAATCAATAAATATAGCATCAAGATTATGTTTTCTATTCATTGTCTTTGTCTGTGCTCGTATCTTAGATATTGTCTGAGCAGAGTCATCATCTACCCAAATGGGCAATTCCGATATATTCTCAAGACCTACCTGTAAAAGCCTTCTGTCTTCGTCAGACTCACGCCTTTCTGCAAACTTAGATAAATTCACTCCTTGGTCTATTGCCGCCAATTTCTTCCCCAACTGATCATTAGACATCTCAAGGCTGAAGAATAATATCTTTTTGCCCATATTCCCCGCATGATGGGCAACATTCATCGAGAATGTTGTTTTACCTATAGATGGTCGGGCTGCGACGACAACCATCTGTCCCGCACGAAATCCACCATCAAGTATCTTGTTTAAGAACTTAATGTTAGTCTGAATACTTGCTCCACCTTGTTCCCGTTCGTGTTTAATAGCTTCATTTGTAGCAACCGCTAATTCTTTTGCTGAAACCAATGTTTTAGTGTTTGGCTCAATTAACTGAGTCAGCTCATCATCAGCGCGAACAGCAATATTTGTTGGATCATCAAGTTTACCCGCTTGGTCAACTTCGTCTTGCAGTTTAAGCGACAACTTCTGGATCTTCCTAAATTTATCAGCTTTAACTAACCGATCTACCCACTCTTTCCCCCGAGAATTTGTCTCACAACACATCAGTACATTAGAAATAAAAGTAGGGTTGTTATCCTTCCAGCCTTTAGGAAGCCGAAGCATTGCTCCAATCATTCCAAAATCATCCTCTTTATCGGACTGCTTTAAAGCTACAAAATATTCTTTCAGGTCTTGGTCGGTAAAGTGACCCTCATTAATTCCATTATCTAGTGCGTATGCCCATATGTCATATGTACTTTCGCACTCTTCATCCCTAGTGCAGGAAAGGAATCCCCGCTCCGCATCGTAATCTGTATATTCATTCAACATCGTATGCCAATCCTCCATTATCAGTTTTTGTTTCGTTATCGTATCCACCATCATTGAGCCAAGAATTTGGGTGCTTGTATTCGCGACCCCTCATGGCCTCAGTATTGCAGTAGTCATTGTATTTTTCACCGCAAGCCTCGGGATCCTTCTCCTTTATTATATCCCATTTATCTCCTATTGTTCTCACCACACGCTCGGGAAACTGCTTATCTTCGCAAACAACCCAAAATGTTTTAAACCAAGTTTGGACATCACTTTTTTTATCAGATGTATCGCAACGGGTCTCGGTCTTTGGATTATAGTGAGTTACCGCAGTCTGAACATTTGTATTCCCTAAGGTAGGGGCAATAAACTGAGCGAGCGCAGCTTTCACTACTTCTGATTTCCTCATTCCTGTCAAATGGCAGAAAGATTCTAACCTCAGATATGCAGTTTCGTTTAAACGAAAACTTGTTGGGTAACTTTTATCACTCATCTGCTTACTTCGACCCACGTCTCCTCGTATTTGTACCCTTTGACTTTTTCTTGCGTGACTTCGAGGGTGATCGCTGTGGGATCATCTTCAGGTATAATCTTTGCATAGCGGAGGTAATCGACGAGATGCTTAACGCCCCCAATAAGGTTATCCGGATCGCAGAGCCTGACTCTTTTGGAGACAATGCGGACTCTGTGGCGACAAGGCATGCCATGGTCATGGACTGCTTCTCCTTGAGCAATTGCCATCGGTTCATTCCGAGCATCGTATTTAAGGAAGGGGTTCGCTTCTTTACACATAAAGTAATTTTTTCTCCCGCTTCCATTACTTAGCTCTGACAATCGAGGAAGACTTTGGTTTTGTCTTAGCAACATCTTTAAGTCGCTCATTCAAATCCTTTTTTGCTTCTGCTTTTGTCATTCCGGTATGATCCGCCCAAGTTGAAACGAATGGAGTCATAGAAAACTTCATGTGCTTCAAAAGGTCATCCCAACCTAAAATATTTGATTCCATTAATATCTTAGCAACTTCTTGTGCGTCGTAAGAAGTAATCCTTCCTCCGTCACGCAACTTAAATCCTGGTACCGCCTCAGGGTTTTCCTCAAGCTTTGCCTTTACCGCCGCTTTTACTCCTTTTACAAATGCGTCACAAAGTGGGACCCACTCCATCGCTTCCGCCAAATTTTTGTCATCCAACCAATTCATTTTATTAATTCTTTTATTTTGTTTCTAACTGCAGGACAAAACGGGATCGCCGCGCACCATTTGCACTGCGACGACCCCGCTGTCCGAGACGGATTATCACCCATTGCTTCGTCTACTATATTTTCAATCCATTCACCCTTACCCCTAAGGTGATCAGATGAGTAGGAAGCAGTGGTGTATATCGGGTCTTGGAAAGGTTCTATTAAAGCCACGTAAACCTCATGTACGTTAGGATAGTTCAGGTGTACTAAAACAGCTTGAGCAAGTAATTGAATATTTACTGGTGCTGGGTCATGGTCGCCACGAAGAGTTTTGTAATCAGCAACAAAAGCATATTCCTTAAGTCCTTGATCCATCTTTCCAAGTTTTGACCATGTCTCCAAGTAATCTAATTGCCCCGACCACTTTTCCCCTGACCACAATCTTACTTCTCGCTCGATTGTAGTTTGGTTCTCAAGTAAGCCGAGCTCGTCTCGACACCAATGCAAAGCTTTACGACTCCGATCCGCACACATTCTTTGCTCTGGATCAATAATTTCATCAAGTGGGGTTTGCAATTCTTCATACTCGTGACGAATCGTACCTTCATTCGCCGCATCGCGATCAGCATACCAAGTAAAATCTTGATTAGCTTTATGGAAAGCTCTGCACTTAGCGATTGCCGAAATCTTACTTGCTGACGGCGCATCTCCTCGATCCTCAGGCGACTTTTGCAAATCCTTGTTTCCCATTATTGCTTTTCTCCTTCAAGTATTGATCCACCGCAGTGCGAAGCTCGTCTGATTTAATATCCTCTAATCCCGCCAACCAACTAAACCAATTTGGATCTGACTGTTCCACCTCACCAAGAGTTTTTCCCTTGTGCTTCGGAAAAGGGCAAATTACATCCCGCCAAGAAGATTCTTGTACATCATCTTGTACAGCTATTGGATCATTTTCCTCAAGCCAACCCTGTGGAGTTGAGTGCTGATCTGTTATATCGTTCCCGACATATTTAATTTCCTCTTCAGATTGTCCAATCGTTTGACGAATTGCGCCTTTTTTTATTTCAGCACGCTCAGATGCGATCGCATTATCTTCTTCGGCAGTTCTTTCCATGGGGTCATCTTTCGACCACATCTGCCATCCATACCCAAATAATGCGGCGGCGGCTTTACACGCTCCACGAACAAATGAATCGGCAACATCACGGGCACCTACAAGGTTGCCTTTCACGGGCTTCATTTTATGATCCATTATGGCGTGCGGAATACCTGTAGTCTTTGTTCCGTCTACATGGCGAAACCTAATTACTAGGTAAGCACTCCCGTCGGGAGCAGGGTGAACCTCTTCTCCATGGATATTCTCCACCATTTCCGGCATCCATCCATTAGCATTCTCACGAATGTCGTGGAGACTTCTTGCCCAATTTATATAGGAAGCTGAAAAACTTCCTGTACCTTTTTTGCTGACATTTTGGGGGTCAGCGAAACCGCTTAGATTTGGTATATCCATAACAATCCTCCTTTTGTTAATTTATTTTAAACTCGGGTATTTCTGCAGGCTCTCGATCCGCGATCGCTAAGACCTCTTCTCGCATGTATCTTGGGGTTTTTATCCCCGGCAGAAACACGGGTAGTATTACTTTATGAAGGGCGAGGAAATCGAGATACTTATATCCTGCGGTATTGCCGAATCCTAGTAACCGTGCTGCTTCTCCCTTCTTAATCATTGTTTGTTCATCCACACTTTTTCTTGTCATGTAGTGGTTTGTACACGCACGATTTGATAAAGAAAAGAAAAATCTTTAAATATTTAAAAATAATAAGAAATAAAATGAAAAGTATTTCATTTATAAAACTTTTTATGCTTTATTATTGACATTCTTATCATTTTATATCACTTGAAGGTAATTCATTATTAATAATATCAAAGTGACACACTAATGAAAAAGACATCAAAAAAAGACTACATCGCGATTAACACACGCATACCGCATGAAATATACGAACTAATGCAAGAATCCCTTCTTGTGACAAAAAAGACTATAGGCGCCTATGTAGGCGACTCGATAGAACAATACACCCAGCTAATAACAAACACTGGCAATAAGGTGCCAGAAACTAAAGCCATGCAAATTGACAAATTTGCATGGCAGTTAAGCAAAAAATAATATGGAATCTCAAGAATCTACAGTAACAATCCTCCACGAAGCAAAAGAATGGGAAACTCAGTTTGATGAACCAGTAAAAGAAGTTTGGGTGGATGGGAAAAAATTAAATGATGTTCACGATCTAACACTTAAGACCGATAGTATGACATCAATTATCAAAGTGCTTGCATTTGCCGCTACATTTCTAGCGATACTTGCGGTTGGTGGTATGGGCTACATTGGTTTTTGGCTAGCAAATAATAAGGAACAGATCGCATTACACATGGATACTACCGAGCACCGATTCTCAAAAAAAATAGCTCAACTCCAAAGCTCTAATGCAAAAAGGGGGAATAAGTTGTTATCCCTCGGTTGGTTTTGGGATAACAAAGCTAATGACTGGCAACAAATTGGCAACACCATCCCGAAAGCTAGTAAATAAGAGGATCATGCCCCGGCTACGGACCAGGAGGTTGGGGGTTCGACTCCCTCCGGGTGTGCCATTCATATATAGCGGGAATCCCGCTAAAATAAAGACCTTCCTTCGGGAGGGTCTTTTTTTTGGTAGACTTATATTTTACCACTCTATACCTAAATATACCACGATATGGGTGTTTTATGGGCAACAGAATGGGCAACAAGGGCAACAAATGGCAAAACCAACTAAAGTAAATGTAAGAGGTAAGGATCGCTGGGTTATAAATATCCGCAAATCGGGCAAGCGATACAGGAAGTTTTTCGATAGTTATGCCGAGGCTAAGATGTTTGATGAGCATGAGTGGATAGCGGGCAAGTCCAAAAAAGAACCGGCGGGTGATAAGACAATTCTATCGGTTGCATTCGATCAATACATTTTAGCTTACGGGAAAAGAAATGATAATGACCACAAGCCAAGACAGAAGGGGAAAGCTACTACTTCGGATCGAGTCATGAAGTTCATCAAATGGTTCGGTCAGGATCGATTGGTTAGTGAGGTGACATCGGAGGATTACATTGAGTATGTGAACTCCGGGAACTGGTCGCACAAAACAAAGCTCGGGTATGGTGGTGCAGTTAAGATTTTTATGGCATGGTGCGGATCCAAAGGTTACGGGCAAATTAAGGAGCAGTGGTATTCTACCGTTAACAAGGGACTTCAGATCGAAGCTACAAAGAAGGAATTTGCTAAGTTGCCAGGTATTTGCTCGATCGAGGAGACAAAGGGGATACTCGGTGCTATTCATGAGAAGTACCGGCCCGCACTTGCGGTTATGTTTTTCACAGGTATCCGTGCTGAGATTGAAATGGAAATGCTCAGATATTCCGATATTCAATGGGGCAAGCGTATAGGCTTAATGGCAGAACGAACTAAGACCGGGAGGGAGCGATGGATCATACCACCCGAGAACTTATGGAGTTGGCTTCCAAAAAATGGAAAAGGGATGGTAAATCCCGTTACCTACAATGCACTTAGTCAGGCAAGAGCATTAGCTGCCAAAAGAGCATTTGGTTGGGAGAATAATGGAAGGCGTGGCGGGGGAGGGGTGAAAGGTTTTAATTATCCTGCAAATGGTGCAAGGCATTCATTTGGGAGTTATGGGTATTGGCGAGACTTTGCGTGGGCTCTCGATACGATGGGGCATATGAGCAGTGAAGTATTTCTTTCTAATTATAAAAATAACAGAGTGGGTAAAGAAGAGTCTGATGAGTTCTTTAATATCAAAATGTAGTCGAAGACGATATATCTATAGATATATCTATATTATCTACACGCGCGCGCGCGAGGATGTAGTGTAACTGCACTACAAACTGATTTTTTAATCTGTCAATTTGTCAATTCGTCATAGTGTCAAAGTTACACTTAAATTCGTGTTTCACTTGACCTAATTCGTTTTTTGTTTTTTGCTTTTGGTATGGAGGATAATAATAAATTACAATCGGAGACATTTGAACTGTATGAGACTATACGGCCAAATGTAGAAGAGTTCTTGGATGAATGGTTTATCGTCGGCATTAGACCCGGATGCGGAAGCAGAGTACTAATGGGCTCTAAGGATAATGGATGGAATAAACTACAAGGAGCTTATGATGCAGTTAAAAAATGGAAAAAAGCGAACCCCGTGGGGGATTCTGAATGAATACCCACCTCCACTAATAAGGTTACTTGCTCGCGAGAAGATTGGCATAAAGCACATTAGAGCTTTATCTGATCAAGAAATTGCCATTAAGGCTGAGTTTCCTATGGCTAGGATTCAGGAGATAAGTAGAACTAAGTCATGGGATCCCATTCCTATTGGCGAGATAATGCGATTTTGCTACGGGTGTAATTTCGATCCATTTGATTGGCAGGACAGGAATCGCATGCGTGCTTACTCAAGAAAGGGTGCTAAGTTTAGTTACTTACGCCAATCGCCTCATTGGAGGGAAGTGTTCTTACCCTTAATTAAAGTTTTAGAAAATGCCAAAAGCTCATAAGGTAGACACCAAGCTTTTGGGTGAAGTCTTAAAGAAGTATGATGGTGACTACGCCAAAACAGCCGATCATTTAAAAGTACGAAAGCTTTATGTGCGTGATCGTGTTCTTGGTGACCCGCACCTTAGGGCGATTTGGGTTGATAATGGAACATCTAGTGACATCCCCGATGAGATTGATGTACTAGCAAGGAAAGAACTTCCAGAGCAACGCAATGAGCGGATGCTTAAGAATCTGAAAAAGAACGGGAGGGATGCATTTGAGAATGATATAAACTCTATGTTCTCATCTCCTGAAAGCGCTAAGAAGCTAGAGGTATTTAAGCACTTTGACGATTCCGTTGGTATGCTTATGGCTGAAGCCCTAAGGGTTACCCAAAAGCTTAACATAAGGCAGAATGTTTCTTTATTTGAGGTTGCTGAGCAACTAAAAGAGGAGCTTCAGGATGAGACTATGGACTTGGAGGAGAAGGCCTTAAAGACAAGGCTATTTATCCAAGCTTGCGAGCAACAAGGTAAATTTCATGACAGATTATTAAAGGGATTAGAATTTCAGCTTAGGTTGTATGATCAGAATGAAAAGTCTGAGACTAAAAAGAAACCAGGGTTTAGACCATTAAAGGAATTAAAAGATGTCGACAAGGAAGCTGAAGAACAAGGTACTAGCTGATCGCTTTTCTAAAGTCATCGAGGATGAGAAAAGTGAGAAGCAGGAAGCTATTCCCTGGTCTCCTTCGCTCAGTCCTACTCAGCAACTTATATTTGATGATCCTTCAAATTATATCCTCGCTTATGGAGAACGGGGTTCCGGAAAGACTTTTTCACTCGGTGGCCATAAACTCGTTCGTCACTGTTATGAAAACTTTAATGCACTCGCCTTAATTATAGTTGGCGTACGATCACAGGCTACTCTTGGTGGCGTATGGCATAAACTACAAGTTGAGATATTACCTGAGTGGAAAGATGGGATCGGATTAAACCATACAGATGAAAGGCAAGATACCCAAAAGAATTTATACATAGATATAGAAAATCGGTTTGGTGGTCACTCAAGGGTAGTTCTTATTTCTGTTCCTTATGGGTCATTTATTAAAGACCGAGTTAAAGGTTTTGAGCCAAGCCTAGTGTTTGTGGACGAGCTTACCAATCTCGATACGTCAGATTATTTTAATGCTGTTGTTCAGCAGCTCGGTAGGCGACAGGGTATCCACGGCCCGCAACAATACTTGGCGGCGTGCAACCCAGATGGACCGAGCCATTGGGTATATAAAAGATTCTTTGAGGAACCTTATGATGAAGATGGTAACTGGAATGACGATTACTCTATCTACCATGTTCCTATTAGTGAGAATGTTAAAAACCTACCACTTGGGTATTATGATCGTATTCTTGAGGCGGTTAAATCTGACCCCGTTGAGGAAGCTAGGATGGTTAGAGGAGAGTGGATCGATCGCCCTGCGGGAGACGCAATATTCGGTCCTTACTTTAATAAGTCACTACATTTAAGGGGAGACGCTAAAAGCGGAATACTACCATCCACGAAATATCCGATAATATGCGGATGGGATCCGGGTTCTGTTAATAATGCGGTAATCTTCATGCAAGCATTACCTGGTGCAGATAAGACAATATGGGTGGTATTTGATGAGTTTGTTGTGATTAATAAAAAACTACCTTACACAACACTTATTCCAATGGTTATGCGCAAGATGGCATATTGGAACAGAAGGATGGATCATAAGTTTAAATTTATCCATATCTCAGATAACTCTGCATTTAATCAGTATCGGGCGAAGACGGGCTCGTATGATGTTAAGGACATAGAAGAAATATCCAGGACTAAGAGTGAAACCTTTAAGCTTGATCCAATCAAAATGAAGGCAGCTCCCAAATTTAGTGGTTCAGTAGAGGCAAGAGTTAGGTTGGTGATAGCGAAACTAAGTAATGAGGAGTTTATGATGTC